TACTGAAAAAGGATATTGCAGCCCTAGTTAAGGAAAGTAAATTCTTCGATGAAAACGATGTTTGTCCGACTTGCACGCAGCAGATTACTGAGAACATTAAACATGAGAAGAAACAGGAGATTGCAGAGAAGGCCAAAGAAGTCCAGACGTCGTATCAGGAGGTGACTAAACAGATTGAAACCAGCCAAGAATTGGTGAATGAACTAACTGAAAAATTTAAAAAGCAAACAGAACTTAACAATAAAATTAGTGAGAACAACCTTAAAATCTCTTGGGCTAGGAAAGCTATCTCTAAGCTAGAGAAAGAGATTACTTCTATGTCTGGCACTAAGACTAATTTAAAAGAGGCTAATAATGATCTTGAAGAACTGATTGATCAGAAAGATTCTCTGCTTACTGAAAAGATTGAATTAGATTCCGAGCACTCTTACTCACAAGCTATGATGGAGATGCTGAAAGATACTGGGATTAAGACAAAGATCATTAAACAGTACATTCCAGTGATGAATAAGTATGTGAATAATTACTTACAGACATTGGACTTTTTCGTACATTTTGAGCTGACTGATTCTTTTCAAGAGGTTATACGTTCTAGGCATAGAGATAATTTCTCATACGATAGTTTCTCAGAAGGAGAAAAACAGAGAATCGACTTGGCCTTGTTGTTTACATGGCGTAAGATTGCTCGTATGAAAAACTCAGTAGCGACTAATCTGCTTATCCTTGATGAGACTTTTGATTCTTCGCTCGATAATGATGGGATTGAAAACCTGTTTAAAATTATCTACTCCCTCGGAGAAGATTCAAACGTTTTCATTATCTCACACAAAGGTGAGATTCTTGATAATCGTTTCAATCACAAGATTGAGTTCTACAAAGATAAAAACTTCAGTAAGATGAAATAAAGCTTGACAAAGGTTATAAAATGAAGTATAATGAAGATAAGATTCTAAAAGATCTTGAAGAATATATCGGGGCAACATATAAGGCTCATTACTCACAAAAGAAGATCCAAGCAACAGAGTTTATTATTGATGCTGGACATGGGCAAGGTTTCTGCCTAGGAAATGTGCTTAAATATGCGCAACGATATGGAAAGAAGAATGGTCGCAACCGTGACGACTTGATGAAAATTGCTCACTACGCTATAATGGCTATTCATGTGCATGATTTAGAAGAGGATGAATTTAGTAATGCAGAATGAAACTATGGAAGTTATCCGTAACTTCGGTACCATTAACCAGAATCTTGTGTTTAAACAAGGTAATGTTTTGCGCACAGTTGCGGACGCCAAGAACGTTCTCGCTAAAGCTGTGCTTGAAGACGAGTTTCCTCAAGATTTTGGTATTTATGATGTTGGTGAATTTATCAACGTCTTTAACCTTATGGAAGAGGGTGATGTATCATACTATGATAATCACCTGAACATTTCGAACAGTAGCTCGTCTATCAATTACTACTACTCTGATACAGAGATGCTGACTAATCCACCAGAAAAAGACCTTCAAATGCCAACTGGTGAGGTTACGTTTACTCTCACTCAAGATATTTTGAACCAACTGCGTAAGGCTTCTGCTGCTCTCGGGCATAAGAGTGTAGTTATTAGCGCAGGATCGGATTCAATCACTTTATCAATTGTGGACCCAAAAAATACTACTTCTAACACTTATACTATTGAAGTTAGCGGTAAGTGGGAAGAAATGCATGAAAATGCACCACGCCTGAGTCTTAACATTGATAACCTGAAGCTTCTTCCAGGAGATTATTCGGTAGAAGTTTCATCTAAACTGATTAGTAAATTTACGCATACCAGTCAGGATTTGACCTACTGGATTGCTCTCGAGAAAAACTAAAAGGAAATTATAATAATGAATGAAGCACAATTTCTAGAACTTGCTGCTAAAATCTCTCGTTCTTCGATTGCTATTATTGATGCGATCTCTCAACGTGGTGCATTTAAAGGCGAAGAACTTTCGACTGTTGGACAGCTCCGTGACCAGTGTGTTCAGCTGGTTCAAAACGTTGAAGAACGTCAACAAGAAATGGATGATGAAGAGGATGAAGAATAATGTCTGATATTCCAGAATTTTATGACGAGTACACTCTTACTCGATATACCTACAAAGACCATGATCGTCTTTCTGAAACTACCGTAACATTCCGTGCTGAGGATTTGCCAGAGATTCTTGAACAGTTTCGTTATTTCCTTTTAGGATGTTCTTTTACCTATGTATCGCAGCTAAAAGCTGCTACTGAAGAGGGGAACGAAATTGTCTCGGAAGAGTAAATGAGAGGGGTGGTTGACACCCCTTTCTTTTTCATATATAATGGTTTCCCATCACTAAGGAAAATTGATGAGTAAAGACTTTCTCTGGGTAGAAAAATATCGCCCGCAAAAAATTGATGACTGTATCCTTCCAACCTCTCTAGCTGAAGTTTTTAAACAGATTGTAGATGGCGGAGAACTTCCTAACATGCTGTTTACTGGTACAGCTGGTCTTGGTAAGACTACTGTAGCAAAGGCGCTGTGTAATCAGCTAGACCTTGACTGGATTTTAATTAACGGTTCGGAAGAAGGAAACATTGACACCCTTCGAACTAAGATTAAGCAGTTTGCATCTACCGTATCTTTGTCTGGTGGGTATAAGGTCGTTATTCTTGACGAGGCTGACTATCTGAATGCACAATCGTTCCAGCCAGCCCTCCGTGGATTCATCGAGGAGTTTGCTAATAACTGCCGATTTATCCTTACCTGTAATTTTAAGAATCGTATCATTGAACCTCTGCACTCACGGTGTGGTGTGTATGAATTTAATACAAATAAAAAAACTCTAGCTGAACTGTCTATGCAGTTTATGAAACGTTTGATTACTATTTTAGATAATGAAAGCGTTGAATATGATAAAAAAGTTTTGGCTGAACTTATCATGCGTTTTGCACCAGATTGGCGTCGGGTTATTACTGAGTGTCAGAGATATTCTCTCAGTGGTCGTATTGATACTGGCATTCTTAGTATACTTTCCAATAATTCTGTTAATGACCTTATTGGATATCTTAAATCTAAAGACTTCAAGAAAATGAGAAGCTGGGTAAGCAACAATATAGATACAGATACCTCTGGAATTTTCCGGAGCATTTATGATTCAATGACTGATACTATTCAACCCAATAGTATTCCTCGTGCTGTATTGATCCTTGCGGATTATCAGTATAAGAATGCTTTCGTCGCTGATCATGAACTGAATGTTGTTGCTTGCTTAACAGAACTAATGGCAGAGGTGGAATGGAAATGAAACACCAACTAACTTTGTATACACAACCTAACTGTATGTACTGTGATATGATGAAGTCGAAGCTTGATCGATGGGGATACAGATATGATATTGTAAATATTAAACTGGATGATCAAGCCAAAACATATATTAAATCTGAAGGACATAAAACTGTCCCACAACTTTATTATGGCAGAACTCATATCAATCCTAACATTAATACCGAGGAATACACACAAGGTATTTTAGAAGAGTATATCGGCCACTTGGATTCTGCGTTATGAAAGTAGGATTTACCTGTAGTACATTTGATTTGCTTCATGCTGGGCATGTTATGATGCTGCGTGAGGCCAAAACCGTCTGTGATTATTTGATTGTTGGTCTGCAGACTGATCCGACGATCGATCGCCCAGAAAAGAATGCTCCTGTACAAACACTTGTCGAGAGATACATTCAACTTGCTGGTATTGAATATGTGGATGAGATTATCCCATATCAAACTGAACAAGATCTAGAAGATATTCTAAACATGTTTGATATTAATGTTCGTATTCTCGGAGAAGAATATAAAGACGGTAAATTTACAGGACGAGCGATTTGCGCTAAACGTGGTATTGAGTTATACTATAATAAACGTGATCATCGTTTTTCATCATCTGATCTAAGAAAGAGAGTTGCCCATGAGCAATCCATTCGAGTTCGTCAAGGCGATCAATAACAAACAAAACATCATTCGTGATGATCTAGACGAGAAGGCTTATAATCCATATATGATTAATCGAGCCTTTTCTTATTTTCCTGACACAGTTCTTCTCGCTAATGAGATGAATGTTGCTCACCATATCGACTCTAAGCTTCAAAATGATTTTTTTATAAATACAATTAGAAAAAATCCTAAGCGTTTCTCTAAGTGGAATAAAACTAAAAGTGACGCTGACTTTGAGGCGGTGAAAGAATATTATGGTTACAGCAATGAAAAGGCTCGTTCTGCTCTTTCACTACTTTCTACTGAACAAATAAACATAATTAAAAAGAAGGTAGATCATGGCGGAAGAAAGAGAGGTAAATCTAGTTGACTGGTCTCCAGCCAGTATGCTGGAAGTTACATTAAATGAACCAGACGATTTTCTTAAAGTAAAAGAAACCCTTACAAGAATCGGTATCGCTTCCCGTAAAGATAAGAAGTTATATCAGTCCTGTCATATTCTACATAAACAGGGTCGTTACTTCATTACCCATTTTAAAGAGTTGTTTTTGCTTGATGGTAATAAATCTACATTAGAACAGACAGATGTAGAACGTCGTAACACTATCGCTACTCTACTTTCGGATTGGGGATTAGTTACGATTGTTAATAAAGATCAAGCTAAAGAAACAGCTCCGCTGCGTCAGATCAAAGTGTTGCCCTTCAAAGAAAAGAATGAATGGGAACTATGTCCAAAGTATAACATTGGGAAATAGAAAATACTTTTTCGCTTGACATTTTAGAAAATATATAGTATAAATATATGTGAATTGCCCGAAAGGGGATTCTTTTTTTACCTTGCTAGTCAATAGGAGGAATATATGACTGGAAAATTT